CTGTTGTGTAGAAAGTTTTTGTGTGTAACTTACCTGAAGGTTCAGATAAATTAACTACTCTGTATTCCTTAGCGTCACCATAGTCAATAAAACTATTAAAGACATTTACTGCGTCAAGGGCATTAGAATAGCGTCCAACCCAAAGTGTATTGGTATCACTATCGTTAGTGCTAGTTACTGAGTATAGGTATTCGTTCATTAGTTATTCTCCTTAGTGATAAATAATTGGTGTGGATTACAATCGCAAGACTCTGTATCAAAGTCCTCTCCCTGTGCCCAAAATTGCCAACCCTGTCCGTAGCATTGTTCGCAATTTTCAATTTCTGTGTATAGTGTTTTCATCTTGGACATTAGATAGCCCCTTCCTGAAATAAGCCAATTTCTAAATCAAGTAATTCTTGGTCTGTTGCTTGGGACAAGTCTATCCAACCTGCTCCCTCATTGTCAATTCTAAAAATCTCTATGTATCCCATTAGTTTTCTACCTTTACTGCTACTGTTCGGCAAGTAACTTTTCCACCATTACTAGGTCGAACCTCGACAAGATAACTTTCGCAACCTTGATACCATACGGCTTTAGGGTGTTGTTCTGCTGAGATAATTTCTCCCGTTAAAGTACGGGAACGATAAGGTGTTCCTACTAGTAGGTGTTCTATTGTATAGACATTTGCTGACATTTGCCAACCTCTTTCTTTTTGTTGATAATTCTATCCTACCATAGGGGTCTGACATTTTTAGTTAGACACGCCGTAGGTAAATAGACTTTCTTTTATTTATTTTTTCTTACTATGTAAGTCTAGCCTATTAGACATAAATTATCAAGTTACTAGGTAGTAAGTCCAAATAGTGAGACGCTCATACCATGTGATAAATCTCACAAAAGTAAGCCTGTGGATAACTCTGTGGACGACACGCCCGAACGGGGCGCCCCAAAATTTTGAGTGTGAGCAGTTTTAGATCTTGCTCAGGATTTTATTTTTATTTTAGCGTTGCAAGAAATTCTTGTGAGTCCATGCAAGCATCAAAAAATCTGCTTTCGTCAAATCTTGGATTGTCTGAAAGAAACCACTCGCTGAATTCAAAAATTAAATCTTCAAAATCATGAGAGTCAATTCTATCTGAAAACTTATGCAAAATTTTTGCAGTCTCTACATAGTCTTTACGTGTCATCATTATGCAACCACCTTAAGAATTGCATAGGACCCATTTTTGTTGATGTCCTCAATTGTTGGAAGTAGTGCAGGCACAATTAGGTCCTTTAGCATTCCCTCAAGCATAGCAATTAAATCTGCGTGAGGAATAGCAAGGGCCTGTTTTGCAATTGGATGTGTTTCGTCAAATTCTGTAACGAAGTTTAGAGAGTGTTTGATTTCTACCATTTTTTAGTTTTCCTATTCTTTTAGTTTGAGTAAACGAGAGTCGATGTGCCACGAAGTGTGCCACTAATTCCTAGAGTATCGCAAGCAACCTTGACAGATACGCCAACAGGTAATTGTGTTGGATAAGTATTGATGAATTGAGCAACAGCACCTTTTGAGGGTAGGCTGATTGTTTTGACAGAACCATTAAAGGTTTCTAGTTTTACAGTGTATGACATGGATGTCATCCTTTCATTAAGTTGATAAGACTATCTTATCATTGGGGGCTGACATTTTGGCTACTTATTTGCTAAGGCTCACTGTGATTTGTATCACATTTATTTGCTTAGGCTCATTAGCCAAATTGTCCTTTATTTAGTTTTTCTTATGTAGTAAGACTATCAGAGAAACCCTGAAAAGTCAAATCGACACGCCGTAGGCTAGGTGTGACCTTAGTCACATTTGTGGAATTCTAGATAGAATCTTTCTTCGCACTTAGGGCAGAGTGCGTATTCTGAGCCTGTATCGGCTTTTTCCCAAATTCTGTTTGTCATTTTTGACCTTTCTAGTTTGAGAACCTTTCTCAACTTTCTTTATACTAGAAGTATAGCAGAAGAAACCCCAAAAGTCAAGTTTAGACACGCACAAAACGGACATTTTTGATGTGATTTGCGTCACAGGGGGGCGCCTTTTTTGCAGGGAATTTATTTATTCAGTTACGAATAAATAAAACCCATAGAATAAACAGATCATAGAAAACCAAAATAAAGCATTACCATTTACAAAAAAGTCAATCATTTATTTCTCCATTACACTAGCGATTACATCAAAATCTTTTTCTGAAAGTAAAACAGAGGCACATCCCCAAAGACCTGCCAACCATTGGTCACCATACTTTTCTTTAGCAAGGTTTATTGCTAATTCTCTTTTTTGGTCTTTATTCATTTAGAGACCTTCCAATCTGTCCACATTGGTAGACGTTCTGGGTCAGTATCGTTATACCAACGCTCAATGTTTTGTTCACAATCTTGGCAGAAAGTAAATTGCTCATCTCCTACATTTGAGATAGCAGATTTCATAGGGTTGTGCTCTACGCACTTTTTATTTTCTAATGTTATCATTTTTGACAACCTTTCTTTTTTGTTAGTTATTTTTTATTAAGTTTTTATTAGTAACCGATAATTTCGGTACCATAGATTTCTACGGCTTGATAGACACCCATCACGCCTTTATAGTCACGACATCTACGGCAGATACTATCCCATCCGTCCATGCGATTTGAGCAGAATACGCAGATGTTATCTGTTACGCAAATGTTTTTTTCAATGAGGAAACTCATTGTGTCGATTTTATTAGTGTTAGTCATTTTGACCTAACCTTTCTTTTTTCGTTAAATAACCTTTATTTAACTTTCTTTATACTAGTAAGTATAACAGGTACCACTGACAAATACGAGGGTATAAAAGGGATAAATCGGACATTGTGATGTACCACACATGTGATCTACACCACAGGGGGCGGCCCCAAATGTCCGAATTGTCCTATATGTACCGTGGTATATATCACACACGACACGCCGTGCTAGGACTTGACTTTTAAGACTAACTATGTTATTATACTAGTATAAGAAAAATTAAATAGAGATAAATAAAGGTCAATGAGCCTAGCAAATAAGATAACGAAATGTTATATGAGCCTAGCAAATAAGTGACCTAAATCACACCCACAGCCCTTGATTTTACAGGGGATAAATGCTAAGATTATTACATACAAAAAGAAAGGTGGTCAAAATGACTACATTAACAAATACATACAAGGGTCTATCACTAGACCAAAAAATCGCTATTGCTGCCCAAATGGTAGTAGATGGTAAGACAGTATCTTTTAGAGGTGCTAGTGCAGATACCTATAACAAGGTTATGTTACTTGCTAATAGAATTAAGCAAGAATTAGAATTCCCACTATGCCCATGTGAGGAGTGTAACTAATGAACCCTTTTACATATATCCAAGATTGGCTAGATGAAAATGCTGATTATGCCCCTATAGGTGCTTTTATTGGTTTAGGTATAGCCATAGCCCTAGCCTTTATTTTCGGGGGTAACTAATGAGCCTACCTATTATTATCCTAGCCATGTCAGTGCTAGGTACTATACTAGTGCTTATCCCTACTATACTAGATAAGAGTGAATACTGATGCACATATACCTATGCTCCCAATGTAGTACCCTAGCAATAGTAACTATGAAAGATAAACAAATAACAATTAACCCATGTACATGTACAAAAGAAAAGAGATAGACAATGAACACATGCAAGAACCCTAAGTGCGAATCAGTAGAGTTAGTCTTTAGTGGAACAGATGCCTTTATGCTAGGCATACCAACAGAACAGATTTGTTATGATTGTGCTAACACATATGCACATGTATCCCGTATTGTTGAGGCTTGGAAAGCAGAGGTTTCTATTGTTTGATTTTTTAACTACACCATTTGATTGGTTTGCTAATATAGTACAGTACTCACTTATATTTATGGCTATTATTATTTTAGTTTTAACTATAGGTGCAGTAGTTGCTATACCTATTGGATTAAAACTATTAGGTGTTGCATTCGCTAAGACTATTGTATTAGAAACATCTAAAATAGTTAAAGATTTAGGTATTGCTAACATAGATTTACGAAGCACAAAAGAGGCCCAGAAGATGAAGTCCTATCTAGATCGCAAGGTCGTGCCCATGCTAAGTAAATCGAGTTAGGCGTACGGGTACTAATCGTTTAGTGCCTACTAGTACTAACTAGACAATTATCCTATACTAAGAGAGGTAGTGAGTTATGTGCTCACTATCTTTTTTGGTCTTTCTTTCTAAATACATGTATCATACATCTGGACAAAATATTCAGATTTTAGCCTATTTAGGTTTTGAAAAATTATTCAGAATTGTGATATAATGGATTCATGACAGAATCAACCTATGATGGACCAATGTGCTGCGAAGCCTGCACATGTACAACATCTCACAGTTCAAAGCCACCAGTAATAGAGGACTAATATGGGGATCCTAGACAATTTCGAAAATGCCTGGGATATAGATTTTCAATTCGAATCTAAGCCTATTCCATCTACTGATAATATGGGAAGACCAACTGAAGAGCCAAACCTGGCTGTAAAATTATTTTCAGAAACTTGCTGCACCGAATGTAGTTGCAAAAATGGATGAAGAACAAAAATTAACTCCAGAGCAAGCACAAGCAATCTTATTATTTCAGATTGAGCAAAAACTAAGGATTAACATTGCAAAACAAGTAGAGCAAAAATTTCACGGTACTTATCATGGTGCCTCACACGATATAGCAAGTTTTATCCGTAATATGGCTTAAGGGTAATTAGACCCATCATGTTGTTCAACATCACCAAATAACTCTGGGTTTAATATAATTGGGCTATCAACAGATCCTCTAACAAATGCAGTAGAAAAATATCTAACAACATCGTTATTGACTTTTCTTGGACCATGTAATATATTGCCACCATGCAAGATCAAAGATCTAGCCTTTGGCTTATGGATAATTCCAAGTTCTGGATATTCTATTTCTCCACCTAGATAATCATCATTATAATATATAACGATTCCATAACGAATATAATAATCTAAATCTTTAATCCAATAATCTCTATGTGGCTGCATAGGTTCTTGGTCAAAAGATCTTTGCAGCACAACATTTCCAAAATATGCAAATTCATAAAAAAGGCTATTTAGGTTTTCATTTATTTCATTAAAGAACTTTGGTAACTCTCCAGGTTTTTGTTTTCCATAAAAGAAAGTACCTTCTTGCTCTTTATCCCACCAGGCAGACTCTTCAAGGTTTTTACAATACTCTAAAACCTTTTCTTGCTGCTCAACTGTTATAAAGTCTTCAATCTCATAAATATCGGGGGAGAGAAGGTTAGCCTTCATTTTCTTCGACTAATTCCCACATACGTATATCAACAAACCCATAGCGAGATAGATCTGCTAACTCTTGTGTGTCTGCTTCAATAACAAGTCGGATATTTGCCTCAATGTCAAAACCTGGTTTGTACTCCGTCTTGGCGTTCTCTAAATAGGTCTCTTTAACCTTTTCAAGAATCGGACGATATTGATACTTAGCCAATTACTTTGGCCTCTTGTAATTTATCGTAAATGTTTCCCATCATAAACACAAGGCTTGGCTGACTCTGGTCAATCTGTGCCTTTAGTGCGCTTTCTTCCAAACCAGCCTGTAGACCCAATGCTAGGTTATCTCCGTTAATGCTGGCCATCATAATTTGTACTGCTTCGTCTTTTGTCATACCCATTCCTTTTCTTGGTCGTAAGTTACAGAGTACTCCCCTGTAAATATCTCTGCATAAGAGATGATATCTCTATTATACCTTATAACGGTTTCTTTGCCAACTTTATCGCATACATACTTCATACCCTGGACTAATGGCTCAAACTTCATCTCCTGCCCTGCTAGGGCATTATTTAGGGTATCCAGGTAACGTTCCTTGCCGTATCTTTTAGATACAAATGCTTGGTCAACATAATCAAACCTTGCTTGTGCATCATTTCTTCTTGCAATGTCCGAATTGTCTATTATGTACCTTGTTGCAAAATGATCCATCCGTGTAGACCAGTTTCGCATGTTATCGCTGTATTTCTCCATGTTCTTGAGAGTTGAGTCAGCGAAAGCCATGCGTATAAGGTCTTGTTCGGATAGGTCAGCCTCTATTGCGAACGAAATCAAAAAAGCGGTTGCGAAGGGAAACTTGTCGCTATATGTCGAAACATTAAAATGAACATTTGGATTGAACGACTCGACTGACATATTGTCATCTATTAAGCGCATATGATTTCCGAGAGATACAAACTCTTGTCGATTCATATCACAGTCAACGAATAAGCATTCTTCTGGATTGATCCCGTCGGCGAGACATAAAAGATTCTTGTCATACGAACCTACTATTTTCGAACCGTTAAAACGCTCTAGTAATTTTGCGGACATAAAACCATCCATGTCGGGAGATATAATTAAATTCTTAGAATAGTCCAATGTGTCTAGTATGTCTGTTTTCATTTTTTAAATATACCCCTTATAATAATCTAGTTATGACAATCCAAGACTGGGCTTCCCTAATCGTAGCGATACTTACAATTGTATCATCACTTGGTCTTGCAATCAAGTGGCTCGTAAAACATTATCTCAGCGAACTTAAGCCGAATTCAGGCTCATCGCTAAAAGACCAGGTTAATAGACTTGAAAGTGCGCTAGACGAACAAAGGATTGATTCACAAAGATCCAGAGATCGCCAAGAAAAGAAACTTGACGAAATGTATCAGATTTTGATTAAGCATATTGCTAAAGTTGATAAAGAATAATTTTCCTATATACTATATATAAAGATAGTTTTTAAAACTATAAAGATAGTTCTTTTTTCTTATATATTTAAAGTATACACTATCCCTAACCTGGCTAAAATAGACTTATGGTAACAAATCGGACATTACTAATTATAACAATTTGATAACTTTAAATATCATGTCCGTTTTGTCTATTATGGTATAATTTATTGTTGGCTAATACCTTGGTTTGTCCTATACCCACCGACCATGGTATTAGTCAATTTTTATGGTATAATCGCAGTATGCCTATACACTCTTCTCTTGCTTTTGGTGCCGATCCAGTCACTATGCAATGGAGCGTTGTTAGAGGAGATACTGGAACTCTTAGAGTAGAGTTTTATGAAGATAATGAAGTAGATTATTACAATACTGATGGATGGATTTTTAGAGCAACTGCTTATGACCAGTCTGGCAACGTTTTAGATGCCCTGGACTGTGAGCATGGAGAAGGTTTTGTAGATATTACAGCCTTCCCATCAGTTACAAAAAACTGGGGATTAAAATATGCATCTGTAGTGGCTCAGTTGCCATTTGACTTACAGGTAATAATTCCACAAGAGATTGAAGACACTGTTTGGACTCCTGTTATTGGAACCATTCAAGTATTAGGCGATGTTACACCAGGGGGTACACTATAATGGCAGTTATTAAGATTGTTCCAATGCCAGGCGCAGTTGGAGACAAGGGAGACGAAGGAGCCGTAGGCCCTCAAGGTCCTCAAGGAGCACAGGGTGTACAGGGACCCGCAGGTGCTGACGCACTATGGTCTTACAATGGTGAATACAACCCAGGTGCAGGATATGCAGTTGGAGATGTTGTAACATACGAAGGACAACTTTGGTATCGCAAGCATCCTAATGGTGGAAACGTTGGAGACACACCATCAGAAGGATTTATTTGGGATTTACTTGCAGCAAAGGGTGCAGATGCTGAACTACCAATTGGTGTTAACTCATCCTTTACTATTGGAAATCAAACTTTTAATATTGTAAATGGAATTATTACATCTATTGATGTAAACATCTAACAATAATAACATGAGATAATGGCACCATGGCTGTTTCTAAATCTATGGACTTCCCTGGTGCAAAAAAATCTTCTTATGCTGCACAAGTAGAACAAAGTCAGGCATCTCCTACTGTAGATAATGCTCTTTCATTTCTTCCAGTACCTGGCCCAGTTGGTCCACAAGGTCCCGCAGGCAGAGATGGCAGAGATGGAAAAGATGGGCCACAGGGTCCAGAAGGAAAGCCAGGTCCAAAAGGAGAAAAAGGTCCCGCAGGTAAAGATGGTCTGAGTTCTTTATCCTCTTCAGGACAGCAGGCAGGATGGGCTTCATATACAAACACTATTGACAAACCAATCAAACTTGGAATTTCTCAAGGAGACGATGGCTGGGTAACACTTTTGTTAGACACAAAGGACAAATCCCAAAATGAAAAGTACCTTCCTAAAGGATGTACTAGCCTTTGGAACAGCCACCAAAGAGCCTTAAACTTCCACGGTATAAACGAAGGATCCCAAGTATTCATAACATACAACTTTGAACTAACTACCTATACGGCTAATACTGAGGTTTGGCTAAGGACATACTTTGCAAGCAATGATCAGGAGTTTGTCCAGTTTGTAGGCTCTCTTAAGTATCAAAACACCTATAGCCTTTCTGTTACCCAAAACATCTTTATTGAAAATCATGCTATGTGGGGTAATGGAGCAGTTCCTCAAATTAGAACAGACTTTGATGCCTCCGTAATCTTTAATTCTGTCTACGTCAGCGTGGTATAATAAAACCATGGCATTTCCAGCAACCTATGACTTTAACTATTATAAGGGTGATACCTTTGAGTTTCGCATCTACCCGAAAAAGAACGATGGAACGGTTTTTGACCTAAGCACTTTCTATATTCCAACAAACTATGCCAACACACCAGACGATGTAACAGATACTGTTGCTCCATATGATAGTGCTCAGTTTACAATATCAAATGTTCGTGGCTCCACTGGTCTTGCTACAGGAATGCCACTTAAATGTTTTGCCAGAGTGTCAGATGACAACACATTCGTACAGTGTGCAATTAGACCAGCAGAAGGAAATCAATTGATTGCTGGAACAGAATATGTGTATGACGTTGAAGTTAAAAAGCCATCAGGATTGTCTGGCACTGGAAGTTATGAAGTTGTCCAGACATTGCTTACTGGAAAAATAACAATTACAGATCAGGTTACAGGCGCAACGTCTGCAACATCAGGTGCTTAATGGCAGACATCCTTTTATCAAATGACGACCTAACAGTCTTTGGTGGACCAGAAACAATTAGTCTTGATTTAGATATAGGACCACAGGGTGATCGTGGAAGCATTATCGTGGGATCAAATGGAAACCCACAAGACGCTAATGTAAATGCTGCAATAGTTCAAAGCCTTCAGGCATTAGATATTGCAATTGACTATAATCCAGCATCTGCAACATATAAGACAGTTTTTCAAAGAGTAGCAACAGCAACAGGAACACAATGGACGACAATGTTCAACCTAAAAACAAATTACTATTCTTCAATTAAAGAGGAAGTTGCTGTTAATGGAACATTAGAAATAACACCAATAAATGTTGCAGATATTTACGGATCATCTGGTGTGACAGCAGCAACATCAAATGCCTTTAATATCCAGTACTCAATATCCTCACCAGACTCTGCTGGTCCTTTAGCAACAACTCTTTTAATAAAGCCACTTATAACTAGTCAAGGCTTTTTGGCACTACCACTTGAAATAAAGGGTGTAGAATATATTGATGACGCTTGGCAGCCTATGGCTGGTCCAAAGCGTGTTCATTTATTTATTACGGTGGTATAATGACAAGAGGTGATTTATAGTGGCAGCAGAAAATATTGACAAAACCCCTACGGGTACTGGGCCTTTTAACACCAAAATGCCAGGACTCGGAGATCCCGCCGATATCCAAGCAGCATTAAGACTTTATCACTATGGATCAGACACTTATGATGCAGCAGCAACAGAACCAGGCCCTCTTCCAATCCCCTCAATTGCAAACCACCTTAAAACTCTTACGGATGCAATCGCTGCTGAAACAGCAGCACGTGTTGCTCATCAAAACAAGACAACAGATGTCCACGGTATAGCAAATACTGCAAATCTAGCATCACAGGCATATGTTATTAACGCTCTCGAAGGTGCTACAGCAGAATATCCAAACCTTGCAGGAGATGGTCTTGAATGGAACGGTATTGATGAAAGATTTGATCTTGATCCATCTCTACTAAATAATAATACTGTAGTAGTAAAGACATCTGCTTTTACTTTAGATCCCCTAGATGTTAATAAAACAATTTTTTTACAAATGTCATCCCCAACAAACTTGTCTATCCCGCTAAATTCTGCTGTTAATATTCCTGTTGGATATAAATATAATTTAGTTGAAATTGGTTCAGCAAGAACAACTTTTGTTCCAGCATCTGGAGTAACTGTTGGAAGTAAGAACTCACAACTATTTTTAGATGGAACTTACAGTAAAGGAACTCTTGTAAAGATTGCAACAGATAGTTGGGTTTTGTATGGAGATGTTTATGAAGGCGTTGCAGTAGCACCTACACCAGCACCTACACCAGCACCTACACCAGCACCAACTCCAGCCCCTACATCTACACCAACTCCTACTCCTACCCCAACGCCAACTTCAGGAACACCAACTCCTACCCCAACGCCAACTTCAGGAACACCAACTCCTACCCCAACGCCAACTTCACAAGGACCTACTCCAACACCAACACCTACTCCTGCACCAACAATTTATTATGCAAAATTCTGTTCAAATGGTAGTGTAATCGGAAACAATACTGGAGCATCTTGTGCAGAGATAGAGGCTCTTGCACTTCAGGCTTATCCAAATTTAACTAATTTTGTATGTCAAGCAAATTCTGCTCCATCAGATCCAACATGCCCAACACCAACACCAACACCAACACCAACACCAACTTCAGTAACACCTTCTCCAACTCCGACACCAACTTCTGCAGTAAATCAGTGGTACTGTACTTTTAACGAAAATACTGGAGAGGTATCTAGTTACACAACTAATACTAACGATAGCGGTTGCATTAGCGGTGTAGGTAATACAATATGTGTATATGGTCCAGCAGGAACATCTTATCCAGCAGCCCCACCATACCCATGTAGTGTTACACCAACGCCAACACCAACGCCAACTTCAGGAACGCCAACGCCAACACCAACCCCAACACCAACGGCTTCTCCTTGTAACCCAGACTGGAGTTTAATTCCTCAGTCACAATGTGCTGAATGTGGATTAGTATGGAATGCATCATTTGGTGAATGTGTTAGCCCAGAAACACCAACTCCTACTCCAACACCAACTCCTACTCCAACACCAACAGCAACTCCTACCCCAACACCTACAAATAGTTTGTGTACAGATCCTTCAATTCTTAACCAGTCACAATGCCAGGCTTGTGGATATTATTACAGCACAACATTTGGAGAGTGTTCTGCAACTCCATGGACAACCCCAGCACCTACTCCAACACCTACCCCAACACCGACTCCAACACCTACCCCAACACCGACTCCAACACCTACTCCAACTGTAACCCCAACACCTACACCAACACCAACAACAAATTTCTGTGCAGATCCTTCAATTCTTAACCAGTCACAATGCCAGGCTTGTGGATATTATTACAGCACAACATTTGGAGAGTGTTCTGCAACTCCATGGACAACCCCAGCACCTACACCTGCTCCAACCCCAGCACCAACTCCTGCCCCTACACCAGCACCTACACCTGCTCCAACCCCAGCACCTACACCAACCCCAGCACCTACACCTGCCCCTACACCAGCACCTACACCTGCCCCTACACCTGCCCCAACCCCAGCACCTACACCTGCCCCAACGACTGCTCCAACACCAGCACCTACACCAACACCAACATCAGGATGCACTGGATGTATAAGAAATTATTGCTATGAGCCTTGCCCATCATGCTGTAATGGCGATTGCGGATGCTAGTCTATAGTGTATAATTGAATAAAACAACTATAGAAGGAGACATAAATGTCAGAAGAACTAACTCCTTGGCAAAGATATAAACAAAATTTAGGAGAAACCAGGCCTTGGGATATTGTAAACCCTTCAACAGAATGGGCACCTGCCGAGGTAGCAGAAGAAAGATACTCTATATGTAAAGCATGTCCAGAACTAATTAAATTAACAAAACAATGTAAAAAATGCGGATGTTTTATGGTAGCAAAAACAAAACTACAAGGGGCAGTATGTCCATTAGGGAAATGGTAATATGGAAAAAATATTTTGGGAAAATGATAAAGGAATAATTTTTAACAAGTATAGAGCAATAGAAAGAACTGAGATTGCTCCTGGAATAATGTGTTATGAAAATGTAATACCCGAAGAAACTTTTAAAACTGTTGTTGTTGATCTTGAAGAAGGAATGCAATCAGCGAGAATAGAATGGCTTGCAGCCCAGGTAAAAACTGGAGTTGGAGATGCTGTAGAGTCAAACGTAGACACAAAGTCAAGAGACACACAAACTATTAACATTCCGTATTCAGAAATAGAAAAAGACGATTACTCAGATATTGGAGCAGCATTTTACACTTCTATGGCTAATCTTTTTTTAGAAAATTTAGTTCCTTTAGAAATTAATTATCAAAATAGTTACGGCATAGGTTGTTCATGGCATGACTCTTATCAAATATTAAAGTATGGGGTAGGTCAAAAATTTACAAATCATATAGATGATCATCCAGACTACCATAGAAGAGTATCAACCCTATATTATCTTAACGATAACTATTCTGGAGGAGAATTAAATTTTCCAAGATTTAATCTTTCTTTTAAGCCTAAAGCAAATCAGATGGTTATATTTCCTTCTACCTATGTTTACAATCATTCAGTATCTCCTGTTACTGAAGGAGAAAGATATGCAGTGGTTAGTTGGCTTAGATGATAAAATTAGTTCAGTTAGATCCTAATGGTCTATGCAATCTTGGATGTTGGTTTTGTCCAGTAGCATATGAAGAAAACCCAGTCATTGGGCGAGGCACCATGCCTATTGAGACAATTAGATCTGTTATTGAGCAATTAAAAAATGGTGTTGGAGATTTTGTAGATCCATCATTTTCTTTTATTTATACAGCACACTATAATGAAGTTCTTCTTTATAAACACTTTAGAGAAATGCTTGACTTATTTAGAGAGCATGGACTTAGAACAATGGTTCTTACCAATGGCTCTCCACTAACAAAAGACAAAATGGATATTATCAAAGAATACAGCGATGTTGTTGATATAATTCATTTTAATACCCCGTCTGCCGACGCTAGCACTTGGGCAAAAATGACGGGCAAGCCTGAAAAAATGCATCAAAGAGTTATGGATAATATTAGATACGCAATAGATAACTTTCCACATCAAAGAGTTTCAATGCAGGTAAACGGAATAAATGAAACTTCTCTTGGCTACATGGAGTTGTTAGAAAATGCTCCTGCAATAGACTTAAATGATAATACTGGAGATACGGCTACTGCTGTAAAACAAATGAAAGAATCTTTTCCAGAAATAAGCATATATGCAAATACTTCTTTGGTTGATAGAGCAGGATATTTAGATACCCGTGGAATAATGAAAAACCAGATAACTGGCAAAGGAAGTGTTGTTGGTTGTAACAATATGGGCAGCAGACCAGACACCTGGATTCACATAAACGCTAACGGGGCTGTGTTTCTTTGCTGTAATGACTATGATTTTGAAACAGTGTTTGGAAATGTAAATGATACTCCAATAAAGGAAATCTGGGAAAGTCAAGAAAGAAAAGACATGATCAAGCACTCATATGAAAACTTTTGTACAACTTGCATTCATGCTATCTGGGAAGAATAATGAAAAAAAGCATCTTTATTCAAATAACATCCTACCATGACTATGAACTTGAAAAGACTATAAGAGATGCTATAGATAAATCATCAGGAGAAACAGAACTAGTTTTTGGTGTACATTCAATTTTTTATGAAGACAATTCTTGGATTGAGCCAGTAAGAAATATTGCTAATGTTAAGTTAGTTGAAAGCAAAGCCCCAGAAAATCTTGGAATGGGTCTTGGTCGAGCCATCGCTCATGACTTATATAATGGAGAAGATTACTACTTTCAAATAGATGCTCATAGCAGATTTGATCAGGACTGGGACACATTTTTAATAAACGAAATAAATACTCACAAAGGTAATGGATTTAAAAAGCCCTTAATTAGTCAGTACCCAAAGCCATTCTGGTACGAAGGTGATACAGAAAAAGTAAATCAACATGAAGAGGTCGTTACTCAATTTTATTGGAAAGATAAAGAAAGATTTAAACACAACAGAATGCCAATGCAGGGCACTGTTTTAAATCCAGAAGGAAACATATTTTCCATCTCTGTGTCTGGAGGGTCTATTTTTACAGAAGGAGAATTTATAAAGCCAAACAAACTAATATTTGCTGATGGTGAAGAAATATTCATAGCAGCAAGAGCATATACTAGCGGATATGACTTCTTTGTTCCAAGCGAGATGTTTATGTATCATCTTTATTACGGCACAGAGGGTAAAAACGCAAGAAGGATTGTATACCCAGACTGGCCAGAACAAACAGCAGAACTAAATAAAATATCTGTTGACGAAATTAGGTTTGTGTTGAGTGGCGAAGGAATAGTCGGAGAAGGAAGACTTGGAACAGAAAGAACTTTATCTGAATATGGAAAGTTTTGTGGACTTGACTTTGTTAGCGGAGAAATTTTAGACAATTACTATGAGTTCTAAAGTATTAATAACTGGTTCTCGTGGGTATGTAGGAGCAGCAACAAAAGAGTTGCTAGAAGATTACGGATACGAAGTAGTTGAAGTAGATAAAAAAATTAATAAAGACACAAGACTAATATTTAAGTATATTAGGCCAAATACTCTGTCTTACATAATTCATCTATCTGCCAAAAAGTCTATTCAAGATTCTATAAAACATCCACTTTCATATTATATGAATAATCTTTTTTCAACACTTATTATCGGAATGACTTCTAGACTTTTTGATATACCAGTTGTATTTGCTTCCTCAGCAGCAGTCTATAATCCGTATAATCCATATGCCAAGTCAAAACTTTTAGAAGAAAAGATTTTAAAGTCTTTATGCAAAAAACTTGTTATATTAAGATATTTTAACATTGTTGGAAAATCTAATAAAACAAAAGACGATCAAAGTGGAAACATATTTTCAATAATCAACAAAGATCCAAACATAAGAATAAACAGTATCTCCTCAACAAGAGACTATATTCATGTTTTAGATATCGCAAAAGCCAATGTCTTGTCTATTGAGTATCTTAAAGATAACGACTTTTTGCTTACAGATATCTTTACTGGAAACCAGTTTACCATGATTGATCTGGTAAATGAGTACAAGGCTAATGGTGTTACTATTAATTATACCGTTTTGAATTTGCCAGACCTAACGGTTATGCCAGAAATAGACAACAGAGACCTTCTTGGGTGGTTCCCTTCTTACACCTTCTCAGATGGCATTAAGTCAGAAATTAATTTTAGATAATAAAATACCCCCAAGGATTTCTCCAAGGGGGTATTCTTTTTTATGTATTACTTAGGAAATTTAGCCATCCAGTATTTGGTTCTTGGAGTGATGCCCTTCCATGAGGACCAATCATCTCCACCGTTTGTCATATAGTATGCAATCTCTGCATTCTTGACGGGATTGAACAACTCAGCGTTAGACTCAAGATCAAACTTGGTTCTACGATCAGGACCAAGGTTGTCGATCATATTAATTTGGAACATACCATAAGACGAGTCGCCAGTCTTGTGATTGCCATTAAAGGCTAATGGTCGTCCATTAGATTCTTTCTTTGCTACTGCCCAAGCCACAATAAGGTCTTTGCCCTTGAAGCCTACTAGCGAAAGCAGTTCTTTTAGTTCTAAATCAGTCAGAGAAACCTTATTCTCAAAACTCTCTAACTTTTTTGCCTTAGAAACCAAAAAAACCTCTTTCGAGGTGGTTTCCGATGTCTGAGCCTGTTCAAGGCTAAGATTGTTCTTAGTATCAAGACCTGAATCAGCATTGGCTCCGTTCGACAAAACAGTTACTAATGCTACGATACTGAGTGTGCTAATGATCTCTTTGTTTCTTTCGATAAATTTAATCATAGTTTCCTCCTTAGAAAACAATAACACCCTGGTAGGTGTTACTACCAAGTATAGCATGAGATTTTTCAAAAAGCAACTTTAGAGGGTGGTATAATAAAGATTATGCCACAATATGCATCTAACTATCCTAATTCGCTTTCATACCCTATTGCCTCAGATCCCGTCAATGTACACGGAGATTTCAAGGTATTGGTAGATGCGTTAAATAATATTCTTCCCCCATTAGGATACGGAGCAGCATATATTGATGTTAGAAATACCACAAACGCAGGAATTTCTCAGGGTACTCCAGTTTTTATTAGCGGAAGTGTTTCTGGAAAATCATTAGTTGAAAAATATAATCCATCAAGTGTTTCCCATAATCCAGATGTTCCAATTCTTGGTTTGGTAAAAAATGATATTGCAACAAACACCAACGGGCTTGTTATTGTCTCTGGAGTTATTCAAATGAATACAACAGATTTAGGTCCTGCTGGAACAAAAATTTATGTAGATAATAATGGGGCCCTTGTTGCAGGTCGTCCATCTACTGGACCAGCAAGATATATAGCAGTCGTTGCAATTCAAGCAACCCTTGCACTTGGAGGAATGTTAATTGTTCAGACAAAAGGCAACGGTACTTGGGGAGCACTCAAAGACGGATTGTCGTGATATAATAACATTATGGCTACCTTCAGAAATCAACCCACAGACTCTTATGCGCTAGGTTCAGCACCACCAGAAATTCGTTGGACTGTTGTTCGTGGAGATTCTGCAGCATTTCGTGTTTATGTAACCAATGATGCTAGAGAGCCACTTCTTCTTGATGATTGGGAAGTTGCTATGGATATTTATCGTCCTTCAACTGATGAGGTTGTTGTTTCTTTATCCCCTGAGCCAATTGAGTTTCAGGACACAGAAGGAAGTTTTACTGTAAACCTTACATCCTCTCAATCAGAACTTCTTGAGACAGGAGATATCTTCGACATCCAACTCACAGAACTTCTATCAGAAGGCAGAGTTTGGACGGTAGCCAAAGGGTCAATGGTTATCCTTGAAGATGTAACTCAGTAATGCCAACAAACCTAACCCCATTATCACAAGAATTTTACAGAACAACCCATAGGCTTGCTCATACACAGATTCAAGATCTTGATGTCAAAAGAATAAAGATCGATCACTTCCAGCCAAAGGCTAGGGTTCAAGAGGTTTTGCCGTTTAGAGTTCAGTTTATAAATGTAAGTGTGTTTGGATACTCTAAAACAAATCCACCTCCAATTCCTCTTCAAGTTATTGGTTATAGTAACTATATTCTTTAATAGTACTATTAAAAGGGATGATATAATCACTACATGGCCAAAGTATCAATTCCATCAGTTAAGGCTCTATTCCAAACAGGAGATAGACCTACTCAAGAAAACTATGAAGATTTAATCGATACCGCAACTGCTCAGTCAACAGACTTGGGCTCTGCAGGTAATAATGAAAATACAATCACTGGTATTGAGAACGTAACTGTTGTTGATAACTTTGACGCTACAGTTTGGCGAATGGTCAAGTATATTGTTTCAATATCAAAGACCTCTGCAGGGGACAATAAGTTCTATGCAACCGAACTAACAATTCTCGTTGACGGTACAAATGTAAATGTCAGCGAATACGGAACAATCGACAATGATGGGAATATTGGCACCATTAATGTCTCTCGCACTGGAAATACCGTGGCCTTAACAGTCACTCCAGACCC